TTACTATCGGCAAAACAACTGCCTACATCGAATTCTTCGTTCTGCCACAGAACCTTTTGTTGTGATCCGCTGGTAATTGTCTGCGTAACGCTGCTGCTGGGATATACACTGAACGCCGGATAGGTAGTTGTGGTGCTGCTAAGCGCAGGTGTTATTGTGCTGACCACAGTGCTGGTCACTGTGCTGCTGACATTGGTTACACTGGGAGTTACCGGAGTCCAAGCGGTGCCGCTCCAGGTCAGAGCCTGACCTGTGGTGGGTGTTGCCGAGCTGACTGCGTTGCCACGCAGTTTGGTGACGACGGGGGCACTGGTGCCGCCCCCTAGATCGCCGCCGAGCTCAATCTTTAGTAAATTGAGCTGGCGGAAATTATCATCGAGTTCACTGTTGGTAAGCGGCGAGCCCTTGTCTATACGCAGTGTTATACTGGCCATGTGGCTGCCCCATTATAATTAGGAGATTGTAATGGTCCAGGTGATCTGCAGCGTATCGTCGTTACCTTTGTTGACAGCATTGAAGGTTGTGCGGCAAAGCATGGTACCACCAGAAGCCTGAGTATTGGAGCTGTTGAAAATGCCAGCTTCAGTAATGGCTGTGGTGTTGCTGGTGTTGGTGCGCTGTGGATTGTTTACACCAAATGTAGACACATAGGTAACAATACCAGTTGAGAAGCTGCTGGTGGTCAGGCTTGCGCGGCTATAGGCGAAGATATCGCCACCCACGGCAACTTCGGCTGTAAGGCTGGTGTCAGCGTTGGCAGCAGCAGTAGTGCTGGTACCAATGCCCATGTGCGACATGCAGCTGGTCAGTGTGCTAGTGCTGCGGTTGTCGGCAGCCAGGCCAGCCACACTGTTGGGACCAACCATGCGTGTGGCAATATAGGTTTTACCAGACTGTACTACTAGGTTGGGAATGTAGCGACTGTCCTTGATTTCGCCGTCGGGACCGATGAGTTTAATGTCAACGCTACCACGAAGCTTTTGTGTATCTTCGTATTTAGTCATTTAGTGCTCCTTATTTAAGAAAATGATCGCGATGCGCCAACATAGTCGTTCTCAAGATATTCTATGTCAACGTAGTCTGTCATGCGTAGAGATCCATTACTGACCATAGTATTTATATTTCCGAACGGGTCAAGATCGCCCTGCGGGTCGATCAGTGTGTCTTCCAGAGTTCGGAACAGCAGGTTGCTAATGGTAACAGCGTCTGAGGCCAGCAGATCTTCACGACGGGGCTGGGTCAGCAGATAGTTAAAACGACTTTCTGTGGAAAGACTAAGTTCAACAGGACGTTTATAGTTAGCGAATCTGCGCTGATCGTCTGAAATTACTATGTTTTGAGTGGTCAGTATTATAATGGGCGGAACAATGCCTGTTCCGCCGCCACCAGCTCCTCGGCCCAAGCTACCGCTATAGGCGCCGCCTCCACCACCGCCAGCACCGCCCCCAGAACCCGGAGAACCGGCGGTGCTGTCATTGTTAGGAACACCGGTATTGCCAGTATCTGCATTACCACCGGCACCACCGTTGCCACTATAACCGCCAGCGCCACCGCCGCCACCGCCTGAATAGGTAGCTGTACGATTACCACCGTTGCCGCCATTGCCACCGCCCTGACCAACGTAATTGCCGCCAGTTCCTCCTGCAATGCCGTTGGCGCCACCACCGCCTTTTACAGTTGTAATGCTGCTAAAATAACTGTCACCTCCAGAATTTTGCACTGAGAATAGTCCAGCTCTACCAACCTGAACTGTGTAGGTGTTGCCTAGCCCCACAGGCACAACAGCCCAGCCTAAACCTCCGCCACCGCCACCTCTGCCGCCATTGTCCTGCCCCGCTCCACCGCCACCGACACAGATAGCTACAACTATGCCATTTACAGTGGAAACCCAAGATGTGACAAAATTTGTTGTGGCCGCAGCCGATGTGGTAAATGTTATAGAAGAGTCTGTACCATTGGCATTTTTCCAATACAGATGTACTACACCAACACCGGCATCGCCGAGGCCTCGGCCGAGGCCATCGGCACCGCCGCCACCGCCACCGTAGGTACCGCCAGCACTGCTGGTAGTACCATTGGCACCACTAGATCCACCAGCACCTGGATCTGGTAAAGCCAATGAGGTACCGCGTGCACCACCAGCACCCGATGCGCCACCTGCCGCAATATATGAAATTTCCACCAAAGGCGTTTTAAGAAAATCTAGACTGATGCGTTCCTGAGCATCGCCGCTGAATCTGATTGTGCCATAGCGCTGACCTATGCGTACAATGTCAGTAGTACTGGTGGCTGCTATGGTTACGCCGCTTACAGTGACATTGGCGCCTTGCTTGGCTCTCAGGCTGAAGTCAAAGCTAGTTCTTTCTAAATCATTGCCGCTAACACGAGCCCCAAAAGTGCCACCGCCAAAGCCTATGACCACAGCCACAGAAGAAATTCGTTTTCCTACAGTAAAGAAGCTGCGCTCTTCGTTGGCACTGCGCTGATCGTAGTCAATGCCAGCTCGTAGTGTAATACTGCTAATGGGTTTGCTGATGTCAAATCTGATGCGTTCCTGAGCATCGCCACTGAAACGAATTACACCATATCGTTGTCCTACTCGTACGTTGTCACTGGTGCTGCTAGCAGCAATGGTCACACCGCTTACAGTGACATTGGCGCCCTGTTTGGCCAACAGACTAAAGTCAAAGGCAGTACGTTCCAGGGGCGAGCCCGTGACACGAATACCCAGAGCGGGTACAATGCCTGCTGTTAAACTATCACGCTCCAGCAGAGTGGCGCGATAGGTCAGTCCGTCGAAGGTCTGCAGGAAGTCATCGGGTATGACGCTGTCGCCGATGCGCTTGGTGATGCTGAACACCAGACGTTCCAGCACATTGCCACGTGCCTGGTCTACCCCGCTGCCTGCTCTGATGTTGATGCTGCTGATGGCCTTGTTGACATTCAGGCTAATACGCTCCTGGGCATCGCCGCTGAATCTAATGATGCCAAACTGCTGACCAACGCGTAGGGTATCACTGGTGCTGCTGGCCGCCACGGTAACACCACTCACCGTGACATTGGCGCCCTGCTTGGCACGCAGTGTAAAGTTAAAACTGGTGCGTTCTAGATCGTCGCCACTGACACGCAGGCCCGGCGCCGCAGTACCAAAGCCAATCTGAACTGGATGTGTTGCAGGATTGCCTGCATCGGCACGAGCCAGCATGGTGATGCTGAACGCCAGACGTTCCAGCTCATTGCCCCGTGCCTGGTCTATGTCAATGCCAGCCTTGACATCATCGGTTTTATTCAGACCAACCAATTTAGCTGTGCGATCCAATATGATTGGCTGATCAGTCAGACTCTTGGTAATATCGAAGAAACGTGAGTCTGCAGTAGGCTGTATTTCTCGGAATAGTTTGGTGCCGTCATAGGTCAGACCGTCTGTGACTAGACTGTAGGAATCTTCTACACTGACAGTATCAGTCAAGGTTGCAGGAATCAGCAGCTTGGCTATGCGGTCCAGCGCCGGTGTTTCCAGTTCAAAATTACGCTTGTAGTCAGTGATGCTGGTCCAGAGATCTATGACACCAACAGCATCACGATCCTGTGCAGACTGTGACAACAGCACCGATGAATCTCTGACACCAGTATAGCCTATGACAGTGACCGTGGTTTCATAGGATGTAGAATATTCAGTGTTTAGAACACGGAAATTGGTAAACGCAGCAAAGGGCGATGACCCTAGTTCATCATCGGCATTCTGACGGAATCGAACCAGTACACTCGCCTGACGTTGTGCCGGCGTTAGAACAATGGTCTTGGTTGTATAACTGGTACCACTGTATGGCGAACTACTGGTATCAAAAATCGTTGTTGTTGTGTCACCTATTGTAACACTAAATGACGGTGAGCCGTCATGACCTGAAACTCGCCAATCAAAACTAATGGCTGTGGCATTGCGCAGATCCAGTAAATTGCTGTCAATGTAGCGTGATTCACCCTGAAAGATGCCTGGCGTACGGTAAGTAAAATAGTTTCCAAAGTCATCTGTACTAACCGTACCAAACCGATCACTGGTAGACAAAAACAAGGTGGATCCAGTCCAGTTATTGCCCGTGGTAACTGAACTCATGTAACCATCGGTCTGCAGAGTGACATAGTATGGTGTTACAATGGTCTGCACCGATGTACTGAACTGCGAAGGAACCAGAGATTCTATGGTCTTGACCAGCAGACTTCCAGCCACACTGCGTCGTGCAGACTTGTTGATGTTGAATGCAGTACGTTCTAGATCGTCGCCACTGACACGTTGCCCAAAGTTGTCGGCACCAAAGCCTACAACAATGTTCACAGAACTAATGGGTTTGATCAGAGTAAACCGTTCAGCATCCAACGGCGGTGCTGCCTCTTCAAATACACGATTCACTGAAATTAGACGACGCCAGGTGTCCACAGTACCCACTCGGTCGGTATCGGAACTGGTGTAGGTCAGCGCCACGGAACTGTCCAGCGGATGGGCTGTGCCTGTAAATACTGTGCTGGTTGTCACCGACGTTACAGTAACAACTGAAGTTACAGTCAACAATGAAACTTCGGCTACACCATAGTTGTCGGTTGTGCCGCCGCTGGAGGCAAACTGCACCAGACGTATTCTGGTGGGGCTGAACAACAATGCTATGCTGGTCAGTGTCCAGCTGTCAGTGGTTAATAAATTAACCGTGGTTGCCGTAACCCAGGTGCCAGTCGACGATGACAGATACTGCAATACCAGTTGTTCGCCACTCAGATCAGGAGTTTCGCCACCGTTGGTGCCGTTACCAGCTATGTGCCTGAAGGCTATACTGGCAATCCCAGTACTGAAACTCTTGGTGGTCAGAGTACGTGTAGTAGCAGTGTCAAAGAAGTAGTGTGCATAGGTGGCAAACCCACCGGTAGCGCCCGAGCCCGTGCCGGCCCCGCGGTTGCGTATACCTATGCCCGAGGCCCAGATGTTACTGTTGGTGAATACACCGGCGCTGGTGGTCAGCGTAGCAATGTTGGTGTCTGACGTTGTGACCTGACCTGAAGTAGTAGCAACACTGGTTGTAAACACCAGGCTCGTGGTGCCTGTTGAGCCGTCAGTGTCTTTGAAGTTGATGGTGTATTGCTGTCCAGCTCGGGCAGATTTGACCACATCATAGCGCGTGGCACTGGGCAGCTCGGCACCGCGCGGAGTAGGTCGATTGCTGACACTGGTGGTAAAGCTGGTAAAACTTGTGTCCGCTATAAACAAGGTAGTGCGTAATACACTGCTTACAGTAGTGTTTAATTCAATGCCCACCAGCGTACTGGTGCCCGAAGTAGTAGTACCAGGCACCAAAGCACTCCGTATGGGTACAGCATTGTCAACAAACACAGAGCCTGTGGTAGAAGTGCTGGAACTCCAGGTATCAGCGTCGGTACTGGTCCAGACTATGGGAACACCGGCGCTGAGTTCACCAATAACAACAAATCTGGAAAGACTGGTGTCCCAGAATATACCCTGTGGAACTGCCGATCCCGTCAGAGTAGAACTAAACCAGGTATTCAGACTCGTTGTTCTCCAGACCGGTCCTCCACTGGCAGGATAGACAAAAACAAATTGACCAGCACCATGTGTCAGGAAATTGTTGTCAAGGTATGAACTTGAAATTTCGCCGGGCCAGCCTGGGAAATCATTGCCCACATTGGTAAAAAATGTGCCGATAGACACTGAGCTGTTAAGAAACCAGGTTTGACCGTCAAGATTGACCAGTACTGTATAGCCTGTGCCGCTTGGCAGGGCACCGCTGGCTACGCCTGCGGGATAATCGCCAGTGAGCGCCAAACCGCCGGGACCAATGTGAGTAGTACCCGCATTCCAGGTGGTAAGCTGGTTGTTGGAGTAATCATAGCGCCAGCTATATTGTGTGGAACCTTTACCTGAAGGCGGAATGCTTCGACGATGAAATGCTATGAATATACGACGATTGTTATCCCAGTGAGGTAAATAGTATTGTGTACCATTGACGTTTATTGCGGCCGCAGCACTGGCCCAGCTAGCACCCTGATCTGTACTCTTAAATGGACCTACGGTGGCGCTCATAAGAGCTATGGAGGTATTGCCCACCAGGCCGTCGCTGGCAAATTTGTAAACGCTATTACCAAAATTAATCGGTGACCAGGTTGTTCCCGTGTTGGTAGAACGCACACCCCAGCTGCTATCACTTCGACTTATAACAAACACGCTGGTGGTCAGTGCAGCCAGGTCGTACCAGTTCGTGGTGTTAGATACTATAGTAGGGCGCGTAGGTGCACTTAGTCTGGCGCTTATTTGCGCAGTAATACTGGATGCTACCGACGTTGAAACCCGTTCAAAGTTAGTACGCAGATCAATGAGATCGGCTTCGCGGCGGCGGGCAGCGTGTGCTCGACGTACCGAGTCGGTCTGCTCTACGGTTTCACGGAGTACTTTGGTCAGGCTATAAAATTCGGCATCGGGTATGAAACCAATGGTAAGTGGAGTTCTGTTGCCAACATAGATTTCAAACAATGCATAGTTGTCACCGAATTCGGTGGGCGAGCCAGTCTGACGCCAGCGCCATATAGTAGACGAAGTCTTGGAAGCCACTGGCATGGTAATGCTGGTGGTACGCCAGTTGGCACCGTCGGGCCAGAGCGTGGCACCAGCCCAGATTGTGGCTGTGGTGGTGAAGCTGGTGCCCAGATCAGTACTGTATTCCAGTATGAGATTTTCGCCAGCCTCGGGTCGATCACCACCATTGGAAGTATTGCCAGCTATGAAACTAAAGATGACGTTGTCGCCCGTGGTTGTATCCAGCGGCACAGTGGCCAGCCAACGTGAACCCAGACCAGAAAACAGTACATAATTGCCGCCTGCGGGTTCGCCTGTGCCCAGACCATCGCTGGGTATGGCAGGAGCATAGAAGCCATCGAACTGACTAGCCGCAGTACCACTGCTGGTCACGGCAACATTGGATGTGACCGACGTCGCCGAGAACAACTGGGAGCCGGCAAAGTTTGTTCCCAGCTCTCTGTTGTAGAGCAGATCCTGCGGACTATCAATATAGACTGTGACATAACCAACACGATCAGCAAAACTCAGTCCAGGTTGCAGAGAAATTAAATCTGCGGGTTGATCCAGAGCATCTTCTACTAAAAAGAAACGATTAAAGATCTTGGAAAAAACATCGTCGATGATTTCATCGTCTTCAAATACGCGCTGTGCATTGAATAGTCTGGAAAATACATCGGTGCTCAGCGTGTCATCGGTTTTGTTCAAACCATAGTTATAGGTAATGCCGTCGAACACACCGGCCAGATCTTCGGTAATGGCAGTGTCGGCCAGATTTTTAACAACGGCTAGTCTGGAGAAATCCTGCAGATCATTGGCATCGGACAATACCTTGTTCAGTAACTTGCTGGTCTGATCCTCGGTGATTTGGTCTTCGAATTTTGTCAGGCCAATGCCTAGCTGACTTGCGTCCTGAATAGTCTGTGCATCCGCCAGATTGACCAGTTTAAATACCACGGCCAATATTACATCCAAGAACTCCACAGAATCCGCTGCAGCAAATTTATTCAACCGCAATGCGGTACGATCTTCAGACAGCTCGGCGTCTTCGAACACACGGCTAGTTACTGTGGTGCGAATCAGTTCATCCTGCAATGTCTGTACATCGCGTATACCCTGACCAATGAATAGTTGTTTTTGATCCGACGCAATCACAACGTCGACGTTGTTTGGTAAGCCGAAGCCCAAACTTAGCCGTGCAATGTCCAGCAGACTAACAAAGTCTGGATCCAGAGTTCTGAAATAATTTGTAGCCGATCTAAAATTATCTGTGGCAAAAACTTCAAAGGAACGTGACAATCCATAGCTATAGGTAATGCCGTCAAATACACCGGCCAGATCCTGAGGCACAACAAAGTCCGCCAGATTCTTAACAATGTCTTGGATTAGACGATCAGCAAAGTCTGTCTGATCAGCCAGCCCCTTGCCAGGTATTCGGCTGGTCTGATCCTGGATTATTACGGCATCGGCCTTGGTTATGGATACTGCTTTGAACAGTTGATCCAGAGTAACAACATCGTCAAATTTACCAAGTAAGCTACTTAATGTGGTGCGGTCTGCAAAGGCAATGCTGTCTTGTTTTAACAGCTCGGCGCGCAGTGCAACATTGTCAATTTCTGCCACGGCATCGGCCAGCACCTTGCTCAGACTAAACACAGGATCTTCTTGTGCCGAAGTCTCATCAAACAGTGCCTTGCCTATGTCAAAACTTTCCAGATCAGTGATCTGTACTGCATGCTGGAACAGACGACCAAATGTCACCAGAATTCTGGACACGTCGGTGGCCAGCAATGAATCAAATATATTGAGGCCTGGTTCCAGGCTAGGTAGATCTCGGGCACTGACCAGGTCTGTGGGCAGAGGTTTGTCTAGTCGCAACGCAGTACGACTCTGCATCAGTGCTGCGTCTTCAAATACTCGGAAGGCACGGATCAGTAGACGCAGACGATCGTCGGTGGCCTGCACAAATTCATTGAAGCCCTTGCCAGGCACCAGGAAGGCATCGTCATCGGTGACCGATACCGCATCATCAAAAAATCTGCCGCGAATAAACAGCAGCAATGGACTGTCTACTGGCAACAGGTATTCGGCAAACACCTGCACACCGCTGACTGTATCGGAATAGACAATACGATCAATGACACGACGCACCAGCTCGGCACGTTTTACCAGTACGTTGTTGTCACGTAGCTCAGGTGTTATCTGAGTCTTGTTGATGACTGTCTTGGTGAATAGTTGTGAGCCACTCTGAAGCTCGGCCAGAGTGACCAGACTTGAACCGCTGCGTGTTATCCGATTGATTTTTGCCATTGCATCACCGTGTGACGCGTGGCGTCACGGTTACTATACCCTCAACAGCCCGAGTTTTTACACCCGTGGAGCTGTTGGTGATCAGTACATCGTAGACATATCTCCCGTATTTTAACGCAGCACTGGTGGTGCTTGACATGGTTAAAACCAGTTCACCATTGCTTGGAATAGGCATGCTTACAGCAAAAACCGCACTGGCAGTGGTGCTATCATAACTACGCCGAACCTGAGCAGTGGCACCATAGTTGGTCAGGTTCAGTGGTTCGGTGTTGGTGCTGTATAATTTAATTACAGCCTCGAAGTCTGCACCCTGGTCTATGGTAAGATTTGTAGTTATGGCCATGGTTTACTTTTCCAGCAATCTGATTAGCAAATTCTTTATATCGGCGATGTCCGATTCCATGTTATTTATTCTGGTTTCCATGGTGTCGACCTTTTCACGCTGCTGCTGTCGATGCTGTTTAATTTTAACATAGCGTTCATAGGCCTCGGCATCGACATCGATGACTGCGCCGCCGCGAGTGCGGCGCAGTTCCTCGTAACCAGCAATTCGTTGTGTTTCATTATTATGCATGGGCAATGATCCTCAAACTACGGAATGAAGGATAACGCGCTCCATTGGTGGTCTTCAGCACAATCTTGACCTGGAACGAAGTAAAGGGCGGCAAATCGCGAGGATTACCTCCGACATCAAAGTCAGTGATATCGATCTGTATCTCACTGTAGACACCACGTTGTTCTTCTTTGTTGAAGTTTGGCAACGGAGTGAATTCAACCCAGGGCTTGTTCTTAAATTCTTCACTGGGCGAACCAATCTTATAATATACATCGATGTCAGCTGCACTGGGTATGTTGGCATCCAGCAGCATCTTGATGCTGGTTGCTGGGTTCTCCAGATTGATTTTCTTGGTAATATATTTGCTGATCGCCGTTGCACCACCAAAGGAACGCTCATCGACAAATTCACGCACAGTGTAGATGTCAATGCTGTCACCTGCGCCAATGCTGGTCAAGTTGGCATCCACAAAGATTGTGGATCCATCTTCACTGACGTCTTTGACACGCACACCAGTGCTGGTGCTGTTGTTGCCTGCTATGCTGCTGCCCGACACTATAATAAAGGTTCCGGGTGCAACATTGTTAAACAACTCTTGTGTTGTAGACACAATGGCTTCATTGACACCATCAAAGGATATGGTTGTGTCATTGAGAACAATTTCTTCATAGTCCACAAACTGTGTTGAACCAGTGAACGGTGTACCAATGGCTGGCAATATGGTTGGCATGCGATTGGCACGTGTGGGCGAATCAATGCGCCACTGCCAGGTACGAACACTGAGGTTGCTGAGATCAATCAATGGACTGATCGCATCGTTGTTGCTGGTCAGAGTAAATGTACCAACAAAACTTTCTTTCCAGGTTGTGGCACCTGTACCACCGCCAATGGTGGCACCGGCAGCACGAGCATATTCATTGGGCTGGCTCAACACAATCTTGGGGTCGTTCATGAAGTTAGTAGTACTGAAGTCCAACTTCTGACTGGTGCGTGTATAAACCTGACCTGAATTTCCAGGCAGGCTGCTGTCATAGGTAAAGCCTCCGGTCTGATCTGCTTCGAAGGTCAGACTTGTTTCCTGGAAATTCAGCACCTTGCTGGCCGGTGTGGCGACATGATATAGCTGGTTATAGGTGGCTATTACATCGCTGCCGCCTCCCATAACTGCACTCACACCAGTGGTGGCCTGCGGTCCCAGATTGGCTGGAGTAGTTACCTGCACAACATAGTAATCATGGCCAATGGTGTCATTGACACTGACTGTCAGCGGAGTATCGGTTTCCAGAACAATGTCCTGAGTGCTGACATCGGTACCAAAAATTTCTCCTACAGGTATGCCATTCATTGTAATGGAACTGTTGGCTGAATACTGCTGATACCAGTACTTGCTGGCCAGTCGCACTTTATCGCCTGGAGCATGACCATGATTAAGCTGACGAATGCGGATCTTGTTGCTGCCATGCACAAACATCATGGGATCATCGGACAGAGGTTCGCCTGGCAATACCTTGTTCACCACCTTAACAACACCAGTGTTGTTGAAGTTGAATACTGCGCGGTTCATGACAAACTTCATGTCAGTGAGCTGGTCCTCGGTCCACAGAGTTCCATCCTGTGATTTAAAGAAGCTGCCCAGCGTTGCCTGACGGTTATAAGTTCTGGTCGGTGATGTGCTGAGATCGGCCTGACCCAGTGTGGCTGTCCATACCCGATACTTTGACGTATCTGATCTCAAGATGAACGCATAGTTCTTGTTGGGCAACAGGTAAATAGGATTCCTAAAGGTAAACTTGGTTGGTGTTCTGCCTGTGGTGGCATCAACAAGAATCTCACTGGGGAATTTAATTATTTCTGATCCAGGTATGAGCTCACCAGAACCGTCGGGACGTCCAGTTGCATCGCAGGGACGCATCTCCATGGTTACTGGTGCAGTTTCATTGGTGGGTTTTGAATGGAAGAACACATCAATGTCAGTAATGAATGCACCGTTGGTGAACTGATCTGGTAACTTGAAGCTTTGTGCAATGGGGTCATAGGGACGCACACTAAAGCTACGTTGTGTGGTATAGGTTCTCTGGATGGTTATCTCAATACCACGTGTAGTATAGGTAGCATCAGCACGACTATTCCATTCATCGGGATCGTTTTCTGGACTGTCTGTAATGATGATCTTCTTCTCACCAGACAAGAACTTCACCAGATCGCTGTTGGGCAAATCAAAGGTAGCGCAGATAACACCGTCGGCGTCACTGTACAGGTTGCCCTGATCGTCGCTGGTCTGCATTTGCGACAAGAACGATGTGCTGGCCAGATTCTTGGGATCGTTCTGGTCCACTGCCACGTAGAATACGCCAGGATAGGCATAGCTACGATCATTGTTGACCAAGGGTCTGCCCAACATGAATCCGCGACTCATGGTGCCATGGCAGTTTACACAGTACAATGTAGTGTTCTTCTGATATACAGCTACACCGCTGCCCTGATAGGCACCACTGGCATAATGATAAATTGATCTACCAGTTTCAAAGGCCTTGCGATAGGCCGCGCCGCGAGCAGACTGTGGCAGACGCAGCTCTTCCTGCTTGGGCACAATGGTTCTACGAACATACTGATACAGCTGTTGAGCGACCAGACTACTGCCCTTGCCTTTGCCGTTTCTTTGTCTGACGTAGATAATCTTCCAGGGCTCATTGACAAAGCGACTCTCATACAGTGTACGCCACTTGGCCCACTGGTTACGGTCTGCCAAGGGCACTGTGAAGTTCAGATTGGGTACAGAGTCAAAGGTGAATCGCATGGCACCCTGTACGTAGTCTCCCACAAACTCATCGTCAAAATACACATAGTGTTTGGTGTTGGGCAGCAAACCACGCGCCACCATCAATATGGTGTTGGCGCGGCAGAATGGATTGACTCGGGAAGAAACTTCCTGATTCAATACCAATGGGATACTTCGTACTTCTACCTGTATAGGACGTCGTTCTCCAGTGGCTCGTAGTCTGGCTACTGCAGCATTGACATCGGCCTGTGTAAAGTTCTGACTGTCTGCAGTCGCCACAGTTTTGTCAATGGTTGTTGTTGATTCCCAGATGTCACTGTCTGGTGACAGAGTCAGTTTGCCCAGGAAGTTGGCGTCCAGGAACGGCGCCACACTGATCGATGTAGTGGCCATGGTCTGCTGCAGAATCACGCTGGTAGTATAATTCAGCGTAATGGCGTCGCCTGTGATTCTATAATTGTCCAGGGCACGCGCAGCAATCACTGGATCCTGTTCCAAGCCGCTGACCACGGCACCACTGAAGTTAATCTTTTCTACAAGATCAAAATCGCGCAGAGCCACAGCAGGATTCAGTGTCTTGGAAACAGTTTCATTGCTGAAATTTGAATCGCTTTCAAGTTCACAACCGCTGTTGTCTACAAAATTATCAACAAAGAAACCAGTCTTGTAGCGTTCCAGAGTAGGATCGGCATTGTCACGAATCTGCAGGTTCTTGGTATTGGTTTCCAGCAGACTCAGCGACCCAATTTCTTCCAGAGCAGTAATACGTTTGTCCATGCCACCGATGTCGGCCATGGTGTAGCGACGATATTCTTTTCGGCTCTGTGTCACGAAAGGTGCTTCACTGCCACGTGTATAGGGTTCCAGCGTCAGCGAATACATGTGCAGACTGGTGCTGTCCTGAGCAATTTCTGGATCACGTGGCGATGTAGACGGTGCCGATGGAATGTTGTAGAAACGTGCTCGGCGATCCAGCATGATGACTTCTTTGCGACCCAGATAGTAGCTTAGGTCAGTCTGGAAGTTGCTGTCAAACCGCGGAGGATTGTTGCCTATCAGCAGATTGCTATCGCCGTCAATTCTGGCACGGAAGTCCAGGAAGTCATTGAGGCTAAGTCCGCGATAGTCTGGTGTCTGCTCATAGGGAACCTGCAGACGGTTATAACTTTGTGCTGAGAAGAAGTCTCCCAGACCATGTTCAAAATAGTCGTACCAGACCTTGATGCTGCCAATGGGCACGGCCTGGCCAGGAAGAATTCTTAATTTTCCTAGATCATACATGTTGGGACGCTGACCGTCATCCAGGGTATACTTGGCAGTTACATCCAGCGCCGAGGCCTGCACTGCTTCGGTCCAGGTGGTTACAAAGCTAGTAGACATCAGTATTTTGTTCACACGATAGATGTCTGAATTGCTCAGAGTCAGGACACTCAGAGTAGCTTCTGAACTACCCAGATAGGTGTCTGTGGCATCGAAGGTCAGAGTCTTGGATTTAACGCCGCCCAGCACCGATGCACTGACCGCAGTACGCAGCACAGGATAGATTACACGAACTCGATCGCTCTGGAAGGGCTGATCCACAATCAGCTGATATTCAACGTCGCTGTTGCCAGGTACAACATCGATTACAGTAGCTGGTCGCTGCAGATTACCAACAGCGTCTTCGGCTACTATGAAGGAACTGGGCTGCAGGCTGGCCAGCTGTTCTGTGTTCAGTGTACCGCTGGCACCTGCCAGGGTAATGGTTACGCCGGTCTGGCTAATAACACCATCGACCTGCTGAGTTTGATAGACATAGTAACTGTTGTCTGTCATGTTGTTCAGAGCATCGGCAACCTTGAACAGCAGACTATTGTTCTCGGTTTCATAGAAACCATTGGTAATTTTTAGCAAGGGGAACTGTGCAGTGGTGCCAGTAATGCTTTCATCCATGCTGATACCGAACGCTACACTGTTGCTGCTAATGTGTGTAATGAAGATGCGTTTGTCGTTGATTTTAACCAGATCGTTTTCACGCAGTTCCTGGGTAAATTTAGCAGTGCTGTCACCAACAATGCGCAGTGCGGTATGTACTGCGGCTGTGCCTGTACTGCCATTGTAGTCCAGCAACTGATACTGGCCTGACAGACGACGTGCATTGATGCCCAGAGCAAAACTGTCAAACACCTCGGTGGCAAAGCTGGCAGCCACACCAGTATACCAGGTACCATAGGGCGATGAAATGGTAACACTGGTGCTGGCATTGATCAATGACAGGCTGGTATAGGCAGTCAGGCTAGTAGTGGCAAACTCCACATTCATGCGATTTTCATTGATGGCTCGACGCTGTCTGGTGGCATAGCTTTGGTTGGCTGTACCCAGATAGATGACCTGGTTGTCCAGAGTCTCGGTCTGGAATCTGGTGGACGTGCCAGTGCCAATGCCAAACACCGTACCCTGATTTACACGCACATAGGCGCTGGTCGATGCATCGGCCGGTGTGCCGCCTGCCTGTGGTACAGGATTGGCGCCAGTGCCACGCAACAGAACCACTATACCCGAACCTGCACTAATTACTGGTATATTACCGCCTACCAATGTAAGACCCTGACCATCAACACCCCAGGCTACCACCATGTAGGAACTTAGATTGCCTGCTTCGGCATAGCCACCATTGGCTGATTGATATCTAAATGGTTGAATACGCAGGTTTTGGAACTGAGAAGCGTCACGGTAATTATATCCGCCCTCGGGTGGATGTGGATCGGTTTCTCTGAAATACGGAGCACCACCAAAAGTACCTGCCAGGTTGGTGTTGCCAGCTGCGCTCCAGGGAATACCTGTGAGTGCATCGCAGAAGGCAACAACGCTGCCAATGCTGAGCTGCGAGCTAAAACCACCCCAGCCAGCGGCCCCAGTTGGAGCAGTAACATTGAAATAAACCGAGTTATTGCTGACAGTACCTGCGCCAATGGTAAGACCACTCAGAGCTCGGTTGGTCAGCAAACCTGTTGTGTTCAGTGAGCGCAGTACACCTGTGGTGCTGCCCACATAGGTACTCCAACCTGTGGAAACATAGCGATTGAACACTGGGCCACCAATTACAGTCAGTGCAGTATTGCTGAGGATGCGTGAAACTGTCCAGCTACTTGTTACAGCGTTGCTGCTGCTGGCAATGGTAATGGTTTCGCCAACCAGTAACTCTCTGGTGAACGCTGTGTTTACACCGCGTACTGTGAGATTAGAGCTGGCATAGGTACGCGAAGTTGCGCCTGTGCTGGCCTGATAATATGCACCAATGCCTGAATAAAAATTTCCATAGCCAACATAGGCCAGACCAGTTGTGCTGCTGTTGCCAAAACTTTGCCATAGTGCGTTGCGATTGCCACCCTGACCAAAGTACAGAGTTGTACCAGGATTGCCAAAGCCATTGAGCAGATTTTCGGGGTCAAGACTTGGACTTAGATTGGGAATGAACTGTACAGCACCGCTGAGCTGAACATAGCTGCTGCCACCGCTGTCAGGACCAACATAGCGCATACCGCCAGTATGTTCGTAGCTTTTGGTTAGCACCGAACCTGCAGGATCAGGCACCAGAACCAGGTTGACGTCACGCTCGAAACTCTTGTTGCTGTTCATTACAATGTCGCTGAAACCAATCTTCAATGCACCCTGCGTGCCACCATCGATGTAGATGATGCGTCCAGTACCCACCTTGTTGCCGTAGCCAATGGGTATAGTAGTGTCGCCAATGATGCGATCATAGAATTCTACAATGGGACCGGCGCTGACATTGGGCAGACCCAGAGTCTGTTGTGGGTCAAAGTAGGCATAGTTGCCAATGTTGGTGGCAATGGCCCGATTATTTTCAGCGCGTGTGTCGCGTGATTTGTCGATACGCAACGCTGTGCTGTTGAGTTTATCAATCTTGAAACCCTGAATATAGGCACGTCCTGCACCAAAGGTCAGCACCAGCTGACTGCTGTTGCCCAGCGTGGTTACACTGGTGCCGACGTCGTAGTAGCCCTGGTTGCCCGCGGGGCGAGCAATGTAACGCCAGCGCACCGAACCATCGCTTAAACTCTGAGTTTCATTGTAGGTGGCAAACTCTGTGGGTTCGGTACCGTTGCCCGAGATGCCGGACTGAATGCAGACAAAATAACGTGTGGTGGATGCGTTAACGCGAACATAATCACCTACCTGATACTCAGTGTTGGCCAGCCAGGTGCCGCGATTGTTGCTGCGGCTTTCACGTATGTCAAAGTCAAAGTTACGAACTACATAGTTACCGCTTTCATCGAAGGTTCGTTCGGCCAGAGCTTCTTCCAGAATATTGTATTGCGATCCATTGATGAGCTGCTGCACTTCGCCGCTTTCGATGCGAATAAGTTCAAAGAAGTTTTCAGCGGCTTCTTCTAATCCAAGCTTGATAAAATCTGTGCTAATTTTATAGCGATCTGCACCCGGTGCAGCAACGTTGCTGGTACCTGCAGCATTATCCAGCAGACTAATATCTTCCTGATAGGTGGCAATTGATTCGGTATACTGAATACCAATTCGGCAATTGATGTTGGCTATGGCACTGACGTATTTTTCTACAACCACCACAGTCTTGGGCACTGTGACAAAATAGCCGCCCAGATAGTACACACCGGCCTGCTGTGCTGCTATGGCGCTGCGTCCAGTGACATTATCGCCGCCCTGCACTGTCATGGTATAGTTGTTGTTGCCCTTGACATACAGTGTAGCATTGGCAGCAAATGTTTTTTCGTTGTTGCCAAAGTCGTCCTGATTGCCGCGTGTGTAGAGAATAACCAGTGTAATGGGATCGCCCGTGGCCGTGGCAGCGACGGCCTTGAGCACCGTGGCTTCGACTCCGCTGTCGCCAGTACTGTTGGTAATGACCTGATCTTCCAACCAGGTCAGATCCTCACCCAGCAGGTTGGTGCTGGCCAGCTTGACAAAACTTACTTTGTCATTGTAGTTGACCTGACCAGGGATGACCATGCTGCCATCTTTGAATACGTGATTACCAAATTTGGTGACCTGATTCTGCAGTATGGTCTGCAGCTGGTTAAGCTCACGAGTCTGAACAGCTACACCGGGCTTGAACAGCACCTTGTAGTACTGTTTGTCCTCGTCAAAGTCGTCAAAATACGGTGCCTGATTGAAATTCATTTTTTACCTTTGAGTCTTAGAAATTAACTACAATATTTATTTTCTCGTTTTGATTCAAATTGCGTGTAACCGGAGCACGATAATCCAGATACAATAATTCACCGCTGTAGTGCTGCAGCTCAGGTGCAACACTGGTAATGCTGCTGACTGCTTCGCTGTAGCCTGTGCCAGCAATGACGTCACCAGCAGCGATTTGTTTTAGACGCAGAGTATTTGATGTATCAATGCGACTCAGTTCTGTTGCAGAAACAACGCTGGTATCGCTGGCCACGGGCTGAATAAACTGCAGTCTGGTGGTGCTGGCGCTTTGGAATACTGCCAGCACTGACGCACCCGCGGTGTTGCTTAGCAAGATGTCGTTGGTGGGCGCTGTAGTAGCAGTGCTGGTCATGACCAGGGTTCGTGCAACACGCACAGTATCTGCCACGGCAACTGTGGTGGTGGTATAGGCGGCTGACAATGTCTGATACACCAGAGGATTTTTAATCAGAGCCACGGTGCGGAAATCCTGATTTACTGGAACGTCTTCGCCCTGATAGGCCTGTACACTGCCAACAATCATGACATTGTGCGCATTGCATTCTGAAACTAGGTTGCTGGCATGGCCACCGGTGGGTGCAATAATGGCTACGGCACTGGCCTGAGACACCACTGACGCTGCGCTGAATTGAATCTTGGCCCAGGTATAACCCGATCCTGGATCCAGTATGGTGACACCTGCAATGGCACCAGCACTGGTCACTGCCACAGCCTGGGCACCAGACCCATCGCCATAGATGACCACGGTTGGATTGCTGCTGTAGCTACCACCCCCGGTGACCAGTATGACATCCAGACCCAGTCGATTGCTGACCGAACTAACAGTGCTGGGCACTGGTATGTAGTTGGCTGTAACAAAGTCTGCGTCGCCTGCAGTAATGGTGTACATGTATTTCCAGATATAGCCATCGGCCGTGGTCTGGGGTGCAAAGCTGGTCGACGTTGGCGCAACGGTGCTGAGAACGCCTGTGGTAAAGGTGGCATTGGCACCATTGTACAGACACTTGTAGACCGAACTGTTGCTGGTAACATAGACAATCATGTTGCTTTCGCTTAGATTGAATTTACCCGTGGCAGTTGATTGGGCTGTGCTGATGTCATGCCGATACATGTCATAGCGCGTGCCACTGATCCAGTTGTTTCTGGCTGTGCAGAGTCGAACATCGCCGGCGGTTACCCGCACTGCTGCCATGGCATCGCGCCATAGATTGTGTTCATTGATGTAGTTGTCTGTGGGCGTCGGAGGCTGCACATCGCTGGTGACTTGTCCGCTCTGAGCTGTGAAGTTTGCGCTCAGTGTATTATTCCAGCTCTGCGGGCGTGCCAGCATCATGTAGATGCTGTCTATGGCAAATCTGGTGGCGAAACCGCTGGCAGCGGCTACGCGAAATTTGCTGGTTACTATGGCCATGTTGAATCCTTGAATTGTACTAGTTTATTTATCGGTTTAACTGGTGCCTATGACACTGATATTTAAAAAGTCTGATGCCAGACTCTGCCAACTACCAGTCAGTCCTGTGCCTATGTCAATGCTGATGCTGGTGGACTGACTGCTGCTGATCAGCAGGGTAAATCTGCTGAAGGTTCCAGACCGTTTGACGTTGTAGGGAACCCAGATCCAGCTGGCAGTGCTGGTGACATCACCATGTGATACTGTGTTGCTGCTGATGCTGTTGCTGCTGTTCAGATATACTGATCCACGATATAGCTGGGTTCGGCCCTGTGCAATGTCCTTGTGATTTCTTTGTACTTCATCGTCGAATCCAACTACAAAGGTTCCTGTCGACGAAACTGCAATGGTCAGCTGGTTCAGAACTTCGTCGGCGCTGTCGGCCAGATCCTTGGTCCAGGTTACCAGCAGCAGTACACTGCTGCCCGCTGCGACGCTGATGCTGGTGCTGAGCAGCGTGGTGCTGGTGCCCAGCGTCAGATTCGATGTAGTGTGATACAGTTCTCTGATCTGAGTATAATCTACATTGGCATCCTGTACTATCAGGCTTTCATCGTTGCTGATGGTGGCACCGGCCTTGTCAAAGCTGGCTCCACCAGGACGTCCCAGTGCTCGTGGTGGCTCGAATCCTCGAATTCTGCGGAAACTTGTTGCTGTGGAACTCAGCAGAGCTGCTCGTATGGCCAGGCTGCTGACTATCAGGGTATTGTTATCAACAATGCTGATTACACGCAGCAGTTGCCCGCTGACATCCAGATAGCCAGTGCGTCGATCACTGAAATCAAATTCTGTGACTTCTTCGAAGACCTTTGTGGCTTCGCTAACCGTAACCGAGGTTGCAATGAACTGCGTGCCAGTTCCTACTATGGTGAGCTGACTGCAGTTGGCTGGGAATATACAGGCCATGGGAACATTGAAGAAATTGCCAGTAATTGCCGAACCAGTCACCAGTATAGATGAATCACTGAAAATACGCAGCACAGTAAAACTGCTGGTCTCTACAATCTCGTTATTTTCATCCAATGTATCCAATACAACGGTAAGATCGTCTAGTCGAGTGCCATAGCCATTGCCCTGATCGTCTGTGCCTGGCAACCCATCGGTGGCCCAGCGTGTATTCAATGATGTGTTGACAATGTTGTCGTCTGCACCATAGATCAGATAACCAGTCTGGCCGTCAATGGTAGTAGTGCGCGGTGTGGCAAATGTGGCTGTCTTGCCAGTAATGTTGGCATAGATGCCGCCTCCGCTGACCTGAACGTCGTTGTCGTTGTTTACAGACACAATGGTGAATCTGCGATCTGCCTGCAGACCAGCTACAGTGGTGGATATTGTAATTGGTGCATTGAATCGGCTAGCACCAACAACGTTGCGCAACACCAGGCTGGTGTCACTCGGCACAGATTCAATGGCAAGTGCGCGTCGAGATACTCCAGAGCCAGCTCCGCCGCCCCAGACACGATTGCTGGTGCTGCTCCAGGCCGCAGTGACAGTCAGGGTAGTCTGATTAATCACACTATTAACGGTTCTTGTCTCGACAAAATTTAATTGAACATTGCTCAATGATACATCATACAGACCATAGCTGGTGGTGCCACCAGTGCTATAGCTGTTGATGCTGGCCTGATAGGGCACCGATGTAACCGTACCCACGGGTCTGAGAACCAAATACTGATCTCCAAATATTGTTCGACGTCGTGGATCTTCGTCCACGTAGTAGTCTTCCAGCACCGTGGCTCCGGCCTGAGTACTGCGCACTGGCACTCGCACAACACTGCCGCTGGACAAAACGTTGCGATTATTGGACCGGGTTTCCGTGGGTATTGCTACAACGTTTATAAAGTTAATCAGATACTCACTGAGTCGCTGAGCTGCATTGCTGGTCTGAGTAGTAAAACTTTTTTGCCAGATCAACCAGGTCACCGATGTATTTTCTGTAGTTGTTATGTTTGCCGTGATTTCAAATGCATTGCCATAGTTACTGGTCATGCCATGCGGAAACGTTGCATTGGTTGGGGTCACCAATGCGCCCCAGCGAGTCCAGCCCAGTGCACTGGGAGTCTGACCTGCAGTAGGTGGCTGAGGATTGGGATTGGTGCTGTACCAGGCTTCCAAGTCCTGGCCAGTAAACACTGGTGCCAGCTCATTGTTGTAGTAACTGCTTGTGCCAACACCGCTGGATCCAGCGAATCCGCTTACATTCAGCCTATGTGTTCTGCCATACACTGGCACGGTCTGTAAAAATCTGCTGTGCACCGTGGCACTGCTGCCATAGCTGAACAGAATGCCAAATGCGGTTGTTCGATTATCATAATTGCCGAACCAACCGCTGCTAATAGTACCATAACGAGTACTGGTTTTTCTTATGTCCAGTGTTGGATTGGGGTTGCGATTCAAACTGGTAGCATTGTAACCATCCTGAGGATAGCGAGCAATCACGCCAGTGCTGGTGCCAATAAGGTTGGTATCAAAGACAACATAGCTAAGAAAGAATGTATTATCAATAACAAGTCTGGCGTTATTGCCAATGTTGTAGTAAAACGCTCTTGCTGTGTATGATGTGGTCGGATTGAAAATATCTCCTTGGATGGCGTTCCAGGAACGCAGCAGTAGTCTGGAGTTACTGGTACCAGGTATGCTGGTGGTTATCGCCACACTGCTTGGAATTCTAGAAAAATTTACACGCAGGGTAGATGAGTCGTTGAACGCAATCCGCCCATCGGAAAAAATCAGTGTAGCCAGACCCGTGCGGGTTGATATACCGCTAACATCCGGAGGATAGAATTCAGACCATTCCAGGCTAGTAGCCCAAACTGGGTTGCTGGTATTGTAGGTACCAGTAGCATAGTTATATCTGGCATACGCCGCGCCTGGATTGCCATTGTCTGTGGATACATCACCACCTCTGAATATAACAGGACTGGCACTGTTTTCAGGAAAGCTTACTTCCCATTTTTGATTTGATGGTTGAGTAATATAAGCCTGTGTAAAAAATGGATATACACGTAGTTCGGGGTTAGAAAAATTAGCTGTAACTAGTCCTGCAGTCACAGGAACATAGTAACCAGAATTCTGATCATAGACGTTGGGTGGAATATTATAAGTAGTATTATAACTGCGGGTATAGCTTACTCCGTCTTGATTTTCAGAAGACACAAGTAAACCAAAATAATTGCCGTAGGTGAGCCGTTCATAGGAAAACCCATAGACGTTATAGAATGTCGCTGGATTCTGAGCAGGATGACCAAAATGTACGGTTATACTGCTCAGATCTGACTCTTTGAATTCCAGTTCAAAGATATACTTTGAATTGCCTGCAGTAACAGTGCTGGTCTGCCAGTCGCCTTCGAATCTTACAATGTGACTTCGATTGGGTGCAGTACCCACGGTGGCCGAGTATATACGCTGCACCGAAGTTACATCGTTGTATTCTTGAGTGGAATAATTATAATCGAAAAACCCTGGATATAAATAGCCAGGATCATAGAGGCCTAAACCCTCCTGACCGGCAAAACTGGTAAGTCCATCGGTATCACGTGGCGTATTGAATACTATATATGCACGATTTGAGACATGAATCGATGTAACTACTGTCCTACCAACCCAGATAGTCCAGGGTAAAGTCACACTAAAATAACCATTGATCAGTGTTCCACTGGTGGGTGTGGTCAGTGCAGTGCCCAGTGCAGCAGCGCCTCGAATAGTCTGGGTAGTCTGAGCAACAAAACCAAAAGCAATTGTTGCCCCCGTACCGGCTCGACCCTTGCGTCCATTGTAGTGTATGGTGTAGTAACGGTTGGGCGCAGTACCAGAAACTCCATGATGCACAGAATCCAGTCTGTTTTCCACCGATGGAAAAACGCCTATGAAGGGTCCAGTATGGAAAGGCCTAAAAACTCCGAGGAAACTCGATGGAACGCTGGTGTCGCTGGCTACGAATCCACTGGCATGAACATAGAGCTTGGTGGTCGATGTATTCAGTATCTGCACAGGAAACGGCAAGGGTATGTCGTAGCGTGTGCTGCGATCAGTTCCAAATGCAGTGGTACTGATGGCCGAATAGTTGCTGGTGGTCAGCGTAAAGGACAGCGTTGTTCCCGAAATTGTAGTGCCCAGAGATAGACTGGTCTGAAATTCCCAGCTTTCCAGAACTGCTGGTATGCTGGTAACCTGTGACCAACGACCAAACAAGGGCTTGGTAACTGTCAAACTAGCAGAAACGGGATAGATTTCACTGAGTAAAAAACTGTTGATGCCAACAACACTGGTGCTGCCCGAGGTAAAGGTAAGATCGCCAGCAAGTGCCAGATTGTCCAGATAGATTCGGGGCTCGGGTTGACCGTCTTCAATGGCAGGTATCGTGGTTTCAGCTGTAATGCCAGCGCTGGTGTTGACATTGGTAATCAGCAGATCTCGGCGAAAACGTGTATTGACTCCGCTTACATAGATAAAGTAGTCTGGGGCAACAGGAGTCTGTGCAGCTATGGTCACAGTTCCTGTCACAGGAAGTTCTTGTATGGTCAGCACCGCAGGATAGAAATTATATTCTGCAGTCTGTGCAATATTGCGTCCAGAAAATCTCCACCAGGTCTGTAGACTCGAAGGTATCAGTTCCGAAGAAAACTGCGTGCCTGTACCAGTAAAGGTAATTTCATCGCCGCCGGCCTGCTGCACTGCATTGATGGTGCCAGTGATGCTGGTCACGGGTGCGCTATAACGAACAAAATCGCGATAGAACAATCCAACGCCTGGTATGCTGTATCTCAAAGTCTGTCCTGTGGTCACAGGCACATCAACAGTTCCAGTGATGCTGGTAAAGGCAAATGATTCCTGAAAGACTGTGGCGCCGTCAATGGCACCCTGCAGAGCAAAGGTAACATTTTCGCCGCCATAGCTAAAGGCTGGATCAAAAACCACAGCACCGGCCGATGTAGTGGCGCTGGTACCGGTTCTGAAATTGGCCAGACGGTCCCAGGTAACACCAGGCACCAGATAAAAACTATTGGACGAAGTAAATAGTCGTACCTCGCTGACGATCTGATTGGACTGCGAAAACTGTGTAGTAGAACTCACAGCCATGCTGGTTGAATTGTCCAGCAAAATTTCACCAAAAAGATTTCTGCCCGTGGGGTGTAGTTGTTCCAGCACGGCATCCTGCCAGCGACTCAGATCGGTGCGCGTACGTATCACATAGCTAAACTTTTGCCAGTAGATGCTGTCCTGTATGACCTGATCTGAACTCAGCAGACTGGCACTGCCACGCTGACGACCCGGCAGTGTTTCTAACTCGTTGGTGTTAAGTACTGTTATAGTGCTGCTGACATTGTTGGCATGATCATAGTATACGCCAGTAATGGTTTCTGAACTGTTAAAGGTTCCGATCAGACTTCGATTCTGCAGACGCAGATCCCAGGCGCCATAGGTGTTGACAACTTCTTCGACAATGGCCGTGGCATTGCTGCTGTTGCCTGTGATTTCAACTGCAGTCAATTGTCTGGGGTTGCCAGTGACGGCATTGACACGCAGTTTCTTTTCAACATACCAGTCAGCATCGGACGGTCTAAAAAGCTGCTCGCCTGGTAATTTTATGGTGATTTCATCGTCAAAGAATGCGCGGAAGAAGAATTTAAAACTTTCTTCGCTGCCTCGACTACGATAAAAATCGCGAAAATGTTTGACCAATATGGTGCGATCCAGTGCCGAGGTCTGTGGCAGATTGGGAGCATAGATTGACATAAACTTCGTGGCCAGACTGCTGGCCGTGGTGTCGATGTCAACGTTGAGTTGAACATTTTGAATTATGCTCTGCGGATTGCCTTCTTGTTCCAGCCACTCAAAATATTTGGTGACGAACACAACAAACAACGGATAAAATTCCTGAACATAGTCAGGAATCTGCGCTGGCAGCAGATCAGAAACTTTTTTATCTAGGCTCATGTATTAGTTCCTATGGTATTGATTCTAATACCATTATCCAAGGCAGCCACTGAATCATTGGTTGAATCGTCCAGCAGCAAAATTTCATTGTAGGTAGGACGAATGTCATCGTCGGTTTCTTGTTGCTCAATATTTATTCTCACGCTGGAGACTTGTCCAACATAGCCCACTATCTGCAGGGTATTGATGTTCATGGCACCCGTGGCATAGTTAACTGTGCCAATGTTTTGTTCTATCACAGCACCGTTGGACATGTCAATCAATTGCAGAACTCCAGTGCCCAGAGGATTGGGCGGCATCTCATTGGGCTGATCATGAATTTCCACGGTATAAGACACGGCTTCTTTGGTGGTTACAAATCTGGTGCTGCGTACTGTTCCTGGATTGATCCTCACAGGAAACAGCACTGGCCCAGTAAATACGTCGGTGCCAATGTTGGGCGTGATGCGTTTCTGCAGACGTTTAATGATGTTGATGCTGAGCAGACTATCGTCAACATCCATGAGCTGTTCATGCAGCTGTGATTCATAGTAGACCTGATTAAAACGTCGCAGATTGGCTTCAATAAAACTATTAATCTTGTTGTTGATCAACACGCTGATCTGCTGAGCACTGCGATTGGTTCGGGCTGTGCTGTAGCGTGCAGTAATTAAAAATCCAATGTAGGTATAGCTGGGATCAACAAAAGCATGTCGCATGGTAACCAGACTATGCGGCTGCAGTATGTCTCGAATAATTCTGTTCTTTTCGTCGGTGGTCAGTACATAGCCAGTTTTAGGTGCAATGCTGATGTAGACGATACCATATTCTGGCGGACTGTTGCGCTCGCCGCCCCAGACATTGACACTGCGTGCCGCTGGCAGTTCTCTGAGTATCAGATTGGCATAGTCTTGTTCTGTCACAGCACGATTCTGTGATGTATAGGAACTCAGTGCATTGAATCGTATGTCGTCGATGCTTTCTCGATCCAGTCCACCCACGGGTTTGCTGACAGTGGCAACGCTGCGATCGCCTGAACTTTCTCCGCCTATGGTCGACGTGTTCCAACTCAACGACAGATTACCAGGAACGTTGCCCACTGCACCGTCGCTGACCAGATAAGAAATTTTAACAACGTCGCTGGCGCTGAGATTTTTACCAATGACATCATCACCAAAATAAATCTGATAGAATCCTTCGGTATTTTCTTCCAGGAAGAATACATTGGTGGTTGCAGTAATGTTGACAATGTTGTCAGCCGCAGTAAATGTCTGACTGAAACTGCTGGTGCCAGAGTATTGCACAGCAACCTGTATGCTGCGGGTGTCTACATTCTGATTGGGGATCACATACTTGTTGGCCGGAGAGCTGGTGGCACCCACGGTGTAGTAATACTCCAAAGCTCGACCCTGATATAATTTTACATTCTCAAAGGTATAGACACCGTCCACTGGTGTAGCCACATAGGATTCTATGGTATAAAAGGGCAGGGTAACAGAGTCAACCACTGTGTTGAATAGTTTGTATCGATCCAAGGTTACAAACGACGGCGTATTGGGTACATTTTGCAGTGTAATATTCACCAAGGCTTCGGCACTGCGTGCAGATCTGGGTGTGTAGCTTAGCTGTTTGGCCAGGCTTACAACACTGGCACGTTTCAAGGCTGTATCAATGAATATCTCGTTGCCCACCATGTTGGCCAACACAGCATTGTAGTGCGTGTTGTAGGCCAGCAGATCTACCAGAACGCTGAGGTTACTGGCATCAAAATCATAGTCAGTAAAGGCGCTCTGAGATCTCAGATAATCTTTTAGATTCTCCTTGATGGTATCAAAATCTAGTTCGGTTACTCTGATGTTGGCCATTATCGTACTCTGGTAAATGAGGTTGTAAACACACCGGGCTCATTGGTGTTGCGTATGCGATATTCTATCTGCACAAACATTTCATTGGCATCGGTGGCAGTAACTTGAACAAAGGTCAGTTCCACGCGTGGTTCAAATTTGGTTATGGCATCGCGTATAGCTCGTTCAGCTATGGTAAGACTTAGCGCATCGTTGGGCTCAAACAACAAATTGTGAATCTGACATCCTAACTCTGGGGCAAAGGGTCGCTCATAGTGTCGGGTATGTATTAGATTGCGCAAGGCTCCGCGTATGGCATTGTCGTCACTCTTGGTGGCGACGTCACGTGTACGTGGAGTCAGCGAAAACGCTGCATCTAGGTCGGTATAGCTTCGGGATTTTCTGGCCATTTTATTATTTATCCTCCGCAGAACACATTGGTTGAACCTTCTGCCACGGCAGTGCAGGCTGTTATGGCATCGCCTACTCGACCTGCGCCCTTGCCATTGACCCGCACAGTACTGGATCCTGCAGTTATGGGTGCAGCATGACCAGGGCAGGGCGACCCAGGCAACAGATGTGCTGTATTGTTGTCACCCTGACGACTCCAGGGTCTGCCATTGACACGCACATTGGGCGAGCCCTGAGCTCTAGTCATTCCCGAACAATGTGCAATGTCGGCATCGCCAACTCGGGTTGCAGCAGGCATGTGTTCTCCTTATTGGCCGCGCTCTCGGCGCATGAGTTCTTGAAATCGTGGATACCACTTTTCAATCTCTTCATGCTGTGCTTCGGTGTGCGGCGGATCGGGTATGTTGGGATTAAATTTAATCACATGATCAATTTTTTGTGGGATGTCTTCCCAACGGTTAACGGTCATTATTTTACCATTAACCATTACTGTGAATTCTGATTTTTTCATGGTCGGCTCAGATCGCATAAGTAGAGTTTTAACTGTCCATCGCCCGTGGTTGCAATCTTATGATCCATGAAGGTAGCAACCTTGGGATATCCTCTGGGTCCATTTACTGGCAATGCTGCACGATTACCATTGGGATTGAAACTGCAATGCACCCAGCCCTGGAACACTCCGCTGAATGTTCCATATTCCAGCAGCAGCTGATCATAGGCTACATTGTCGCGAATCCACAGGGCAGCATCATATAGATTTGGTGCGGCTTTTCCGCCACCAAACTGCATGTCGGCGGCCAGGCCCTCACCATGCTGTGCCTCGCCAGGTCCTATGCGGAACACACTGGTCAGGCTCATCTGTGGGAAACGCTTCTTGATGGGTTCCAGCACATTGACACATAGTCCACGCAGGTTGTCCAGTATCTGTGCCTTGGTCAATCCATTGGCTGTGGGTATGCTGCTCTTGAAGAAAGCGCGCGCCTGGGTCGCCGTGGCAATATGCGATGGCAGAATATCGCCCAGAGTATAATTGGCACTGAGCTGTATGCTCAGTGGGAACTCCCGATAGCTATTGAACTCGCCGATCTTGTAGGGTGTGGGTGGTACAATGATGGCAATTTTGGTGTCAGATCGTTTGCAACCAGCACGGGCAATCTCTTTACCACGGTCTACTTCTTCCTGAGTCTTCTTACCAGCAGCCACGTCTTTTTCCTGCTTTAGTGGATCGTCGCCGGCATCGCCAGAGCTACGGTCATCTGTATCCTGAGTACATTCAACACGATCTAGATCTACGGGTTTGTTGTTCGTGGGTGTGGCTGTGCTCAGCACTTCCAGACCTGAGTCGGCAGCCGACGCAGATTTGCCATCGTTAAAGTCAATGATGCTGCCATCCAGTGCCATGCTTCCACCGGACTTGATGTTCATGCTATTGCTGGCCTGCAGAAACATGCTGCCGCCGGCCTTGACATGAAAGTCCTGTTGCGCTTCCATGTAGATGTTCTTGGCCTGAGTCTTAAGATTGCCTGCCACGTTCAGTACTGCATCGTTTTTTACATTGATGGTGGTGTTGCCCCAGACTTCCACATCCAGTGTGTCGCGTATGAACACCTTGGCAGCATTTTCTACAGTAATGTCATAGCCGCCTTTGATGTAGACGTGATTGTTTCGGACATAGATGCCGTAGTGGTCGCCCTGTACGTGCTGATGATAGGTTCCGTTTTCGTCAATTTCCACAAAGGTACCAGTGCGGTGATACATGTGCAGACGCTGGTGTGCGGGTGTGTCATCCATTTCAATGACATGACCGCTTTCGCTTTCCACGACATGGTTATAGGGATACTTGCCGCAGAATGCTGGCTTGGGTTCACTCCAGCTACCACCATTGGCTGTGTCGACACTTACAACACGATTTCTTTCCTTGGCCTCTACAATGGTGCCCGAGGTATCGCCTGTGGCCAATTTATTGGTGTCGGGACGATCAGTATAATCACAGGTAGGATATACACTGTTGGGATCTTTAAAGGCATCGGGACTGCCCAGCTTGGGATCGTTCAGAGTCTCAGTAGGCGGTGTTGTCTGAGGATCGGGCTGCGCAGTATTGGGTTTGGCCTGATCTGGCGGACGTGACGCAGGCTGACCCAGAAGTTCAGCAACCCTGGTACCATTGGGGCTGGCACCCACAGTATAAGGAGGTGTAAAACTATTAACTATGCCCAGAATTTTTACGCCATAGCTAAATCTGCGAATATCACCGCCACCACCCACCATGCTGGTAACCAATACATTGGCATCGGCCTGGTTCGTCGGTGGGTAATTTATACCTGTCAACCTCTGAGCAGTACCAGAATCTATGGACAGTCTCATGAATGCCGCTGTAGCTTGTGCGGCATTGTCTGGGTCCAACAACAGGTCAGGATTGCTGACAAATCGTTCATCACCATAGGCCAGTTTACTGAGTCTGCTGTACAGGCTTTTACCTGTGAATTGTATGAAACCACGTCCACGATATTTAAAACCATCGCCAACCTGAAAGTGCTTGAATCCTTCGGGCTTTGATCTGTCTGCACAGGTCACGCCATACATGTAATCAAAAAATTGTATGTCATTTTGGCTTACGCGTTCCCATTCTTCTGGGGAAAGTATTGCGCATCGTCGTTGTCCAAATACTTCGAGAATGCGAGGAAATTTTGTACCGCTATAACTGATTTCTGCCTTGGTGGTTCCACCGGCTTCTTTGAGAGCATTACCAATGACCGCTGCCACAAAGTAATGATTGGTTATACCCTGTCGCTTGCAGGCCAGCACAATTTTTTCTAAATTTTCCTGTATCTTTTGATTTGTTGGTGCAGGCTTGGCTACAACTGAATTGTTCTGATCGGTTCGCACCGGATTGCCGCTGCCATCGCTGACCACGTTGCCGCTGCCATCACGCAGCACGTTGTTGTCACCTTTTGACTGATTGGCTTCCTGTGCACCACAGGCACGTGTCTTGTCGGGTAATCCACCCATGGTGCCCATGATCATGGGCTGCTGTTTGTCACGACCATCCAGGAAGAATCCAACTACCCAGCTGCCTTCTAAGGGCCCAACTGGTGAGGATCCTTTGCCGCTGACACCTGCACTGGTGATGCTCTGCATGGGTATGGCCCAGGGCAGATCGCCTGTGGGCAGAACTTCTTTGTTGTCGATGTGATAGCCTAAAATGCGCACACGGCAACGTCCCAGTTTTTCTGGATCTTCGCGATCTTCAACGACGCCGATCCACCAATAAAATCCGTCACGTCCAAAAATATTATCGTTCATTGACCTTTTCCTTGCGATATGAGTCTTTGACCAGTTCCATGATCATCATGTGTTTTTGTAGGGTTATTTTATGCCGTATGGCAGTTACCAGATAGAATCCACTGAACAACGGATCGCCACCGGTCTTGGAGGTGTCGCTCTGATCTCTGGGGCTGGCATCAGGGTAGTGTAGATACACCACTGATCCTACCTCGGCATCAGTGCGACCTGGTACGGTTATGACAACTTTAAAATTGCCCAATTCATTGATAGTACTGACTCGGCGTGGCAGAGTCTTGTCAATAATGTTGTTGGCATTGGTTTCCAGATCATTGAACAGTTTTTCGTGCTTGGGATAGAACTGTGTCAGACTGCTGGGACCGCGCAGAGTAACATCGGAAAACGGAGCCTGGCCACCGCCGTTGATGTCTTCCAGATGTTTGTATTCTTTGTAGCTGGCTACATGATCATAGTCAATGACTTCATATTTTCTGGACAAGATGTCCAGAGTAATCAGACGATTGGCATAGTATCCATTGTGCGTATTTTTAAAGGCATTGAAGGTTTCTACAACTTCCAATTCTTCGACCTTGCTATAATCGCGTTCAACGTCTTTGCGATATTCTTCGCGTTTTTGATCACCAGTAAGGTTGGCGGGAACATAGTTATATTCGCGATAGATTAACTTGTCCTGTGCGGCTATATCAATGATGGCTTCGACATTGGCAAAATAAAAGGCCTGAGTAGTTTCATAGAACAAATACGACGGAGCCTTGAGGTTGCGTGGCAGAGTACGAGCCGCCAACCAGTTGATGCAGTGTGTGGCGTGCCAGCCTGGACTGGTAAAGGATATTTCGTTGTCGGTTTCGCCAACAATGACCAAGGGTGTAACATCTTCGTCATTGCCCGAGTTTCGGGGCACGGCCAGACGATCTTTGTAGATCTGTGTTACTATGTCTGATACTGGACCACGGAAATGTGAATATACTGGTGCCAGCATGTCAATGAACAACTCAGTGCTGCAGAAGTGCAGAATATAGCTCTGTGTGTTGGTGTCCCTGATCATCATGCGATTGGTGATGCTGTAGACTTTGAAGGTCTTGTAGATACGCTGATTTAACTGCGGTGTGCGTATCTGCAGACGAATGTACTCGTTGCCTACAATGGGGAACTTGCCAACAAAGTTGCCAGCGTCAATCAGCAGAATGTTGCCATATAGACCGTTTTTAAACATGTCTTCAAAGATGTTGATCTCGCCCACCAGCTGAAAGACGCTGAGCTCTTCGTTGTTCTCTTTGATTATAACAACTTCAACGACATTGACATCACCAGCAGTCTGTATGCCTTCTGGTGAATTTGCACTAGTTGCCATTTAGTAATCCAGTAAGATTATTAATAAAGACTGGTAAAAATTCAGGTTTAATTACGCTGATGCGACGCTTGGCTTCATTGATAGCCTCTTCGTACTGAAAATAACTTACCGGAGTTTTAGAACCAGCATAGCTGCTGTGCACTACATCGCCATCGGAATTGATATAGTGTTTGACAGCGTCGACGTTTGCAATGCTGTATTTGCGTTTAACAAAGGCAATCAGTTCTTTGTTGCCCAATGGCCAATCAAATCTGGGATCCAGTATGTTGTTGGTCAGCAAAATAACCCAATGATAGTAACTTTCATTGTAGAATTTATCGGCCACGATTTCCGGAGTTTCGCCGTCTAGAACATCGTAGTCATCATAGAAGGTACTGGTCTGCAGATTTGCGTCAAAGGATCGTACACGCCGAAAAATGTCGGCAATCTGAAAACTGGTCTTTCCATCGTCCAGACTATAATGTATTACAGGAAATGATTTGAAGTACATATCAGAATCCTTGGTTGATGCGTTCTTTGGTCATTGTTTCTAGTTCAACGAATCTCAGCTTCATGTTGATTTCAGTAGCATAGCCACTTCTAAAACTACCAAATTGCTGACCGCCATAGTCCACGGTCATGTTTTGCAGAACACAGGTGCTGATATTGAACAACGTAGGATTGGGTACGTCGTTGAAATAATAAACTATGTTGAACTGACTGGGATAGATGTAGAACAGTCCTCCAGTGGATAGTTCTGGATGCATGTGAAACTTGAATGCCTGAATAATTTGCCAGACCTTTTCAGACTCTTTGCCACTGCGCGGAACAAACTTGTAATTAAAGTCAAAGGTTCTGGGTTCCACATTCTTAAAAATTTGCTCACGAAATGGATTCATGGCTGTACCAGTACCCAGAGATGCCATGGCTTTAAGATCTATCTCTGACGCTCCTATGGCATTGGTAACGCCAGCTGGAATTTGAGCAAGATTAAGTAACATTGCTCGGGCAGCTTCACCACCGGCATCCAACGCACCACTATCAATGGCCGACGTACCACCAGCTAAAAATCCTGCTAGGCTACCCATGTCCTGTTGTTGATAGTTTACACCATAGCTTACACTGGGTCTTTCCTGTACTGCCAGCATGATGGCGTCTGAAATTCTAAAAGTTTTATCAGGCTCAAAATAATTGGCTGCTATGGCACCCGTGGCAGCACCAACGAAGCCGCCGCCTATGGTGCCAATGGTACGTACTGCGCTGGGAACATTTTTAGAAAACAGTCCAGTCAATTTACTGATTGCACTGGCACCAACCTTGGCACCAACATAGGCAGCGGCGCCAGTTAAAACTGCGTTGCTAGCAGTACCAAGTCTGTCTGTGGGAAGAGATTGTTCATCGGCTCGATTGACTTCCAGAGTTGTATAGCTGGCCTTGTATTTGCTTTTGCCGCGTATGTTGATGAAGAACCCAACATAGTGTTTCATGTCTGGAGCAACGCTGGTATTTTCGGGGTACATGTATTTGTTGACGTTGTATTTAAATATAGCGCCCGCTGTTCCTGTGACCTGCCCGCCCGAGGCATTTAATCTGGTGGCATTGGCCTGATTGGCACTGTAGATGCCATTGACCTGTCCGCCCTGTGCATTGCTTGGTGGTGCTGTAGCCATAAATAGTTTTGCTCCGTTATTTTAGTTTCTATGTATACTCGCCAGACCTACAAAGGACGTTATCGCGTCATCAATGCCAGCAAATATGTTGGCAATCCCACACAGGTTGTTTATCGCAGTCTGTGGGAACTAAAGTTCATGAAGTGGTGCGACAACAATTCCGCTGTGTTGGAATGGGGTAGCGAAGAGATCATTATACCTTATTTATCGCCTGTGGACCAGAGAATCCATAGATATTTCGTGGATTTCTATGTCAAAATACGCAGTCAGGATGG